CAGCCAACCCAAGGGGATTTGGCCCCTGTTGAGCGCCCGCACCACCCGGACCAGCATCAGACTTTTTCATATCATGCTTTTCATCACCAGCATCAACCGCATCTTGGATCGGGTCTTCGCTGAGACCGTATGGGTTTACGCCACCACGGGTCGAATAGCCGAGACGATGATGAATAACGCCACCGCGAGCTGCCGGAAGCTCCAATGGATTTGGATTATAAATGGTCGGATCATCTACGCGGGTTTTTGCTGCATCACCGCCACCACCGCCCGCGCCAGCTCCCGTATCTGTTGAAGTTGTTTTCTTGGAAGCGTCAGTAGTGTCTTCCGTTTTCTTGGGCGTTGGCTTCATTTTGTTAGCCACCCAATCCCAACCTTTGCCAGCATTTTCGCCAAGCGAAGCCATCGTATTGATGGATGAGGCAGCATCTTTGAGAGCATTTGGCGTGGTTGGAATTTTACCAGCTTTGAACTTAATGTCGCTCGGAGGCTTCAAGCCACCCGGAATTGGAAAACGACCGCCGTAAGGCTCGTTTATTGGTTCGTTACCAAACAGGCCAGCATACATGCCAGCACGTTGGCCCATGATCTCATTAACGCCCGGCAGGCCCCCAGCGGCATAACCGCCAGCCGCAAAAGCCTCGCCCTGCATGTCAGGCATGACAGCGCCGCCCATAGAGTTCATGGGATCAAGGCCACCGCCATATTCACGATGCTTGCGGGCCGAGTCATCGGTTGCTTTCTCGTAATCGACGGTCTTATAGCCACCAGCCAAACCAACGGCCTCTGGATGCTTCTTTTCAACATCCTGCGCCATAAGACCCATGTGGGTCTTGGGATCGCCCTTGTATTTGTAGGTGTAGATCGGCTGACCATCGTTGGTCTTACCAACAACCCGCACATCTTCCTTCAAACGGCGATCCGAGAAGAAGGATGAAGGACCAGTGGTAGTGGTGGTCGAACCCGACAAAGCACCCGTTCCCATCGCGATATTGGCGAGGAACTGAGCCTGCTGATACGGGAACCCACGCTCTTGCAGGAACTGTTGATATTTAGCGGTCAGATCAGCCTGTTGAGTGGCTTGCTCCTGTTGACCAGCCTGCATTTGGGCCGCTGCACCCTGCAAAGCCGCACCCTGCGCCCCTGTACCAAGAGCCGCAACTTGCTGGCCCGCCTGCATTTGACGGGCAAGATCAGATGCCACAACGCCCTGTTGGCCCTGCGCGTTCTGAACGGCCTGTTGGTAGTTTTGAACATACAAAGGCGAAATAGCTTGAGCCAAACCAAGGGTATGTTGGCGGGCCAAATTAGCGCGTTCGAGGGCTGCACGGTCGCCACCGTAGGCCCCAGAACGAATAGCATTTGCCGCCTGTTGAGAACGTTCTTGACCCTGCTGCTGCTGAAGAGCCTCTATAGTAGGATTGATAACAGCTTGAATATGTGGGTTTTGATATTGAGCTATCTGTTCATTGGTCAAACGACCAACATTTTGCGCACCACCCAGCGTGAGACCAGCCGCCGTATTATAATAGGGCTGCGCTGCATTTGCGGCAGCGTTCGTGCCTGCGACACCAGCCTGCTGGGTTGGCGTCATGCCAGCAACAAACTGGCCTCCATATTGTTGGAATGGTTGGGCAGCAACATCTTCGGCTCGCTCATTTACAGCCTTATACCGCGCCATAACCTCTGGCGGGATTTCGGTCTTTTGGGTGGTAGTAGAGCTGCCGCCACACATATTAGTGTTCCTTTACCGATCCGGTCGTTCCACCATAGAGGAAAAACGCTCCGCTTGGCTTTCCAAACTGACGCTCATAAAGCCTTGCCTTAGCCTGCGTTCTATCATCCGAAAGAATGCCAATTAACAACGGTATCCCGAGGACATCAGCAGCTTCTTTGGAAAACTCACACAAGCGCCGAGCGCGGCCTCCGCTTGCAGCCCTGAAGTCGCGGTGAATGAAAATTCCACGCTCTTCCAAAACCTTTGCATCACTATACCACATAGAGCCTACTCTGAGTAGAACCCCACCCTCAATTCTCTCGCCCGGCTTGCCAATAATACCAATGAGGCCATTCTCTTGGTTCAAGGCTTCCCAAACATTGCCGAGAATTTTCTCAGCCGATGGGGGAACCACTCCAAGTTCTTCCCACATATCCAGAGCAATCTCCATGATCCCATGAATATCGTCTGGCGTTCCAATTCGTACATTCACTTCCTCTGCCATAAGACCCCCTTAGTCTTTCTTAGGCCCCGGTAACTTTTTCAAAGTTTCTACTGTTTTTCGACGCATTTTTTTAACAAATGAGTCCAAAATCAGATGCCCATGATCCATGTCGCCATTGCCGAGGCGGGCAACGTCTTTAGGATCAATAACATACTCCCCACCCGCTGCCACGATAGGAACGGAAGAAACTAGACCGCCTTCAGCTTTTTCGGGCAATCCTAGTTGAGCATCCATTCCCGGCGTTCCGCTCATATTGGGGACTGAGCTGAAGATGGTGTTCGCCACCTTAAACCCGGCCATCGTGTTCCCCTCTCCCATTGCCGAAATGATGTCGGCGGGGATGACGTAAGAACCAGAAGGAACGTGCATAGGAAGGTGGTCCGTCCTCCCAGCAACAGGACTGTGGATCGGCCCGACATGCACTTTCTCCGTGCTACCCTCACCGGGGTTGCCCATGAAAGACGAGCCACCGCCAGCCCGACCTTCGCGAGCCTTACTTAAAGCAATGGCAATAGCCTGCTTTTGCGGTCGGCCACTATTTATAAGCTCACTGATGTTGAAGCCTACAGATTTTTGAGAGGAACCATTTTTTAGCGGCATGATTTACCCCGGAGTGTAAGTGACGTTGATGGACTGACCAGTTCCCGGAACAATTGTCAGACCGTTCGTAAATACCATTCCAACAGGGTAAATACCGACAGTGTTAGGCGTTGCACAGAGAGCGTTTGTCGCCGCAGGGGCAACCGTAGAAGAAGCGTTATTGATTAAACCACTCCCACTTCCCGCTACAACAACAGTATAATTAACCAAATACCCTTTGCCGTTGAAAACAACAGTGCTTGCGGTGACGGTTGCTGACGTTACCGTACCCTGACCCCGCAAATTAGATTGCGACAGGTTGTTGATGGCAACAACGCCGTTCTTTTGAGTGGTTAGGATGTCACCAAGCGAAGCTGTCATCAGAATTTTCCATCGGGTTGGTAACGATAACGGCTATTACCAATACGCCAAAACGAACCAATGTCTTGGCTTTCCATTTTGATGGATACCAATCGGCCTCTAAATCGAGGGGTGATATAGGTCGTGTTTTGGGTCAAATTATACGGGCCATAAGTGATCGGTGTTTGACCAGCAAAGTCTGTAACATAGAATGTCAATTTGACGTTTGCGCTTTGTATGCCACCGTAATAGCCCCACTTCATGTCAGGCCAAACTTGGTCCACAAACATCTTTTCATCAGCTTCCGTAAGCACGAAATAGCCAGATTGAAATGACGAATACATAGGTTGACCATCAGCATCAGGGGATGTCTCATGCTGATAAAGATATGTATTTGTTCCAGCGCCAATTGGAGGCCCGAGAACGGATTCATTGATCCATGCTGTGCGGGCTACATATGGATTTTGAGCGGTGTTCTCGCCAAAATCCCATTGATCCAAATTTACATTATATTTGACGTAAGCATTAATCTCACCGCCATTTCCTTTGGTTGGGTAATACCAAGTAACCTCGCCAAAACGGCTGTTGGCAGCAAACCTGATCTTATCCAGATTGGTCGTATCCAAATCTTGGAAGATAACGTCCCAAATTGGGCAGCGAATTGGCTCAACGCCATTTCCAGAAAGTTTATAGAACTGGCTTTGGCCCATCCAATAGACAGAGCCAGCATAAGAACCAGCAGCCTTACGTCCAATTAAACCGCAACCAGTGCCAAGTTCGTTGAATTGATAGACGTATGGAGGACCAGCATATTGCATGGCCCAGATGCCGAGATCAGTCCAAATTAGGCCCTGTTGACCAGCTTGAATACCTTGAATAATTCGCGATCCTTTAGGAATGCGATATGAACCAGCTTGATTGGTAAGAGAAGCAATCCACTGATCGTAATTATCAACATCACACCAGCGGATCAAAAGTGGGTCAATGATCCCGTTTGTTGTTGAACCATAAGCAATGATTTGGCGCTGTGGCATTGCGACAAACATGCCTTGATTAACAGAAGGTGCGTTGGCAATTGCTAAAGCAACTGGATTGCCGCTGGTTGGCGACCATTGAAAAATCGGACCATTTAAAGGGTTGGAAATGAAAATTTCCCCCCAATTGTCTAGCGTCCAATCAATAGCATTGATCGGTGTACCTGAAGAACCAGTAGCAGAAATACCAGTGCCATAGCCACCAGCGCCATAAGGACCAGCACCGTAACCTGTAGCTGGTGGTGTCGGGCCGATGCCGCGATAGTAAACGTAATGAGCGTTGCCGCCGTTTTGGTATCCGGTTGTGGTAGATGTTGCGCTGCTGCTTGCAGAAATCACAAACACATTTGCAGATGTAACGCTGACAACAAGATAGTTTCCGTAAATGGTCACGCCACCAACAGTTGTCGCGATCAGTGCTGGGTAAGTATCACCAACAACATAGCCATGATTGTTAAGTGTGACAGAAACCAGATCACTAAGATTAGTAGTAGCATATTGTGCAACTAAACCCCCATTTGTGACAGTAGCTGTCGCTAATGCTGGTTGACCAAGGACATCAGTTGCATAGATATAGTAGGTGTTAACAGCAGGAACTGCATAGCATTGATATTGCCCAAATAGGACAATACCGCCAACGCTGATCTGCGTTTGGATGTCTACAACGTCATAATTATTAACATTGCGACCAGTGTCCGTGACAGTGATTTGATTGCTGCCAGAAGTTGTGCTGACACTAACCGCCACATTCACAGTCGTTGTCTGAGGCGTAATGTCGCTTATGCCACCAGAAACAATAACGCTCAAAGCACCGCCACCACCAGCAGCTACACCTTCAGCCCCAACTCCAAGATAGGAGTTACCGTTGGTGTCTTCCCAAGCCCAAAGGCAGCGAACAATCGAGTTGATTGTGCTGCCAAAATACTTGGTCCAACCACCTAATTTTTGAACAAGTCCACCCAATGTACGGTCAGGAATAAACCTGACCAACTGGCTGTAAGAAATCGCCGCCTCGTTAAGAGCGGGGGTCTTGTTTTGGTCAACTCCCGGAAGGAGCTTAAGCGCCGCATGAGGCATGGGTTACCTCGTCGGTGTGGCGCTGATGGAAGGCTCTTGAGAAGACCAAGCCGCAGCCTCGAACTTCTTACGATTTTCTTCCAGATCAGCCATTTTAAGCAGCGTTTGATACTGGCTCTCATATGTCACAGCCATCTGCGGATCATCATTGGCGCGACCAAAATTGCGCTGATAGGCACTGATGTAAACCATCGAAGCCATGATGAAGAGATCAGGCAGATACAGGCTGATGAACGTGGTCTTGTTAGACAGCGACAAGCTTGCAGGGCGATATGTGCCAACAATCTCACAAGTGTAAACCGCGTCAGGGTATGGCCCTAAGAGAAATGTATAATCATCAAAAGGAACCCAATACTGAGGTAGACCGCGATTAGCCGTAATACCTGACCCGTAACAGGCATCCAGAAACTCCTTT